TCAGTAAGCAAGTTAGCCCTCCTACAGCCTTGACAGGCTTTACAGGAATACTCGATGAGAAGAATTTTGCCTTAAATCGGGCGGGTGGCTTGCTTGCTAGCGATATGCCTAACGCTAAAGTGGATCGTTTAGCACCGAATTTGCCTAATGATTTGTTTGATATGTTGCGAGAAATTGATGCGATGTTTGCCGAAGTATCAGGAATCTCCAATGTTCTGTCTGGTCGTGGCGAATCAGGCGTTAGAAGCCAAGGTCACGCTAGCCAATTGGCACGATTAGGTAGCTCACGGGCTAAGAAACGGGCATTAATTATTGAGGATGCGCTTGAGAAGGTAGCTACCATGTACCTCAAGCTCATGCAGTTCTATGATCCTACCCATTACACCGATACTGAGGGTAATCCCTTTATTGCAGACCAATTTACACGGGATTTTGTGGTTAAGGTCGATGCCCATAGCAATAGCCCAATCTTTACCGAGGACTTAAAGAACTTAGCGTTTAACTTGTTTAAGGCTGGAGCAATTGACCAAGAAGCATTGCTTGATATGCTAGAGCCACCGATGAAGCAGTTGTTAAAAGATAAATTAAAGACTAAGATGACAACAGGTGGTGGTGGAAGCCTACCCGCTTCTGCAACCTCAGGTGGTCCAAGTGAACCAATAGTGGGGTAAATATGGAAAATCAACAGATACAACCAAGAGCCGATCAGCCGATTGTAAGTACGGAATCCCTCAAGCGAGGTGATGCACCAGCCCAATTGCAATATCGGAATCAAGGATTTCAGAATTACTCTCGTTCACCTAGTACACGGGTGTACGGGCGTGATATGCGTTAACTTTTTAAGGAGATTGTTATGTACGGTAAGAAAATGAAGCGTGGTCGTAAAGCCTGTCGATAAGTTCCTTCACGGGATTTCCTCGGGTAGCGGGAATTAAAATACAGCTACCCACTTGACAACTTATAGATTAGGTTTAATCTATGCAGTAATTTGATAGGAAAAATGTATGGCTGTGCCACAACAAGACCTGATGAAAATGATTAAAAGCCAACGGGATGGAGCAACCCCAGGCGGAATGGTCGAAGTAAAAGATGAAGAAGCGGTGCTGTCCGATGTGGCAACCCCGCCCATGGCAGCTCCTATGTCAACACCCGAACCCAAGATGGGCAGTAAAGAATCCGCTATGTTGAATTTATCCATGGCGATGGACCTGCTCAATCAAAGTTTGCCTGGCATTGGCGTGAACTCTGCTGAAGGCAAGCGTGTCTTAGATGCAATCCGTGTGATTACAGGGATTCTTGGACCAAACAAAGAGCGTACCGATGAATTGCAACCGACTGAAATTTTAAATATGTTGCAAACTTTACCTCAAGCGGGTGGCGCAACACCTGAGAGTAAAGCAATGACCTCTGCGCCAGCGATTCCTGGCATGATGCCAACCCCGCCAGCAATGCCTAGCGGTGGCAATATGCCATTACCTCAACCCATGTAAAGGAAATTATTATGGAACTGTTTAAACCCCGTGGTGCTTCTGCTCCTCGCAAACCAACCGACAACAACCAAAAGAACGGACAAGTAATCAATACTCCCCGTTATTCTCAATTTGGTGGCTTGTCTGCATCAAACAAAGCTGGTAGCAAAAACATGATGACCATGAGCCAGCCTGGTGATACCAAAAAAGTCATCTAACGAAAAAAGGGGATAAAGATGAGCTTAGAAGATATTAGTTTAGAACAGCGGGATGAATTAGCCCTCTTGATGAAAGAGTTGGCTGAGAATCCTTCTACTCGTAAAGAAGCATTGCGTTTAACAAAACGCTTGCGCCCAAACTTGCCCATACCTGAACTCGAAATCGAGGACTATACTGAGCAAAAAGTAAGCGCTGCTGAAGATCGGGTAATGCAATTGGAAGCCAAGCTGAAAGAAAAAGAAGCATTGGAAGAATTGCAAAAACGCAGAGATAGACTAATTAAAAAAGGTTTAGCTAGTTCGGATGATGATATTCAACAGATCGAGAAAATTATGCTTGAGAAGAACATATCAAACCACGAAACGGCTGCCGAGTATTTTGATTGGATGAAACAAGCTGCTGTGCCTACACCATCTGGCTATAACCCAAGTCCGTTAAAAGGTTTTGACCTGAATAACTATTGGAAAAACCCAGTACAAGGTGCTAGAAACGAAGCAGCAAAAGCATTGGCTGAATTGCGTAAAAACACTCGACCAATTGGTATTTGAAGTTTGCAGTAATAGGGGATATTTAGATTTTTGTTTGGAGATAAACTATGCCTATAGGCGGCGGTATTCTTCCAGCAGCGGGTACATCGCAATATAACGAACTTACTTATGTAACTCGTAGAGCGTTTATCCCCAAACTGGTCGTACAACTTTATAACAGCACACCCTTGATGGCTGCGTTGATTGCAAATAGTCAACAGGCTTCAGGTGGTGTATCCCAAGTAACTGTGCCAGTACAAGGCGCTCAGTTCGTTAACGCACAATGGTCTGATTACTCTGGTAGCTTTACGCAACCATCAGTACAGCAAGGTGCATATAACGCTGAGTTCAACCTTAAACTGATGATTGCTCCTGTACCATTCCTCGGGATGGAAGGTGCTGTACAGCAAGACTATGCAATTATTCCTCTCATTGAAGCTCGTATGAACGATGCAACCAATGTGATGATGGATGCAATGGCGACTGCTTTGTACACCAACTACACGAACACTCAACAATTTATTGGTTTGCCAGGCGCAATTGACGATGGTACTAACATGGGTACATACGGTAACATTAACCGTAGCACCTATACTTGGTGGCAATCGAAGGTTTACAACGCTGGATCAGTCAACCCAACTCGTCAAAATATCCTTCAGTACATTTCTGGAACTGTTAAAAACGGTGCAGAAGTGCCTACTTTTGGTGTTTGCGGATTTGGTACTTGGACACTATTGGCTCAAGACTATGTTGGTCAAGAGCAGTATGTGATTACCCCAGGTAGCGGTTTTGACAGCGATACCAATGGACCACAAGCAGCTTTCCGTGCTTTGATGGTCGCTGGTGTACCTATTTATCCAGACCCTTATTGCCCAGAGGGTGTTGTCTATTTCATTAACTCGAACTACTTGAGCTTGTATATTCACGATCAAGGTAGCTTTGTGTTTACTGGATTTGAAAGCACTCTACCAAACTGGCAGATTGGTTATGTTGGCGCTGTCTTGATGATTGCCGAATTGGTAAGCACCAAGCCGAAGTCAATGACCAGAGTGTCTGGCTACAACTCTATTTCTTTATAAGGAGAACTAGTCATGGCACTCGGCTTAAATAAAATCCTGATCTCAGGTAGCGCAACCAATACGCCTGGAGCTTATTGGCAGCTTACAACCATTGCTGCAACTACCGCTGGTACAACCGTTCCCGCTGGTACTTACATCATGTTTGCAACTGCTAATGTGATTATCCAAGCAGTATCGGCATACAATTCAACCTCCAATGTTTCTACATACTCAAATGTGGGCGCTATTAATGTGGGTGGTGTTGTAATCTCTGATGGTGTAAATGTCCGCTTGCTAGCAACTACCAACGCTACAGTAACCTTGGCTACTGTAAACGGTGGTGAAGCTGCTTCTGGCACTTACAACGATTAAGGAGAAAAACAATGGCTAACCCCAATGCAGTAGGTAATCTTTACCTAGATAGTTTTGGATACGGCTTGATTGGAAAATTAACTGCGCAATCCCTAGCAACAACGGGAACTGCGCAGATTAAGATTCCATTGTTGTCAGGCGGGTTAACCAACGGTGGTGCAACTGCAAACTCTGGTGGGATTATTGTTCGGCAAGTCACCGTTCAAAACCCTACTGGATCGGTTGCTAGTGCAAATGTGGGTATTACCATTTCAAGCACAGGAGATATGGGCGCAAGCAATGTAGTTGTTGCTAATGTGGTCTTATCGTCTGTTAGCACTAATGGTAAATACCAAGATTTGACGGTTGCCTATCCAGCAAATACGGAGATTACTGGAAACCAAACACAAGCACTTTATGTAAATGTGAATACCGCTTCTGGTAATACCAACACCGTAGATATTTGTGTGTTTGGACAAGTGGTGAGCTTCTAATGATTTATGTAACCAATAACTCCGACCAAGACCTAAGAGATGGCTTCGGTGGAGTATTTTATGACTTTAAAAAGGGTGCAACTGTTGAGATTTCAGAGGAAGCTGCCCGTCATATTTTTGGTTACGGTAAAAAAGATAAGACCACCCACTTGGCTAGATTGGGTTGGATAAAAACCGCTAACGATTTTCAAGAAGGTTTGGATCGTTTAGCACAATGGGATTTATCTACTCAAGCGCCTAAAAAGAACCAATCGTTATCCCCGTTGGTGGAAAGAGTACCCCTACCTTCCCAAAAGAGGGCGGGGGGAAAAGTCCTCTCGGTGGCAGCATGACTTATGGAGTTTAAATGGCAACTCTATCGACTTACATTACGGAAGTCAGACGATTACTCCATGATGCAAACGGAAACTTTTATACTGATTCACAATTAACGGATTACATAAATAGCGCTAGAGATCGTGTAGTCCGTGATACTGGATGTCTTAGAACAATTCAGATTGTACAAACACCAGCTAAAGTTCCAGCTTCATCGGCTTTAAATAGCGCAACTCCTACTAATCCTGTGGCGTGGACAGCTAGTACACCAGTCGCTTTAAATGATTTTATTTTTAGTAATATATTTATTTATCAAGTTACTCTTGCTGGAACAACGGGAACAATTGCGCCACCCTATCCGCAAAGCAACACCAATAACATTACCAATTACCCTCCCTCTACCCAATTTTTAAATGGTACGGCTGGCTTTACTTATGTGGGTAACTGCGAAAATATTTACTACGCATCCATGCCGTCAGGTGACAGAACCCTTGACATTATTAATATTAATTTGTATTGGGGTAACACCCGTGTACCGCTAGATTACTTAGCCTGGACAGACTTTAATGTGCGTTTACGCTTTTGGCAAAACTACATTGGCAGACCTTTGGCATTTAGTAACTATGGACAAAGCAATATTTATATTGGACCAATTCCAGACGAAGCCTACCAGCTTGAAATTGATACGGTTATCTTGCCATTACCATTGGTAACTTCTAGTGAAGAAGATACGATTAAAGACCCATACACTAGTTCCATTAAATTTTACGCAGCTTACCTAGCCAAGTATTACGAACAAAGTTATGGTGAAGCCGAGATTTATAAACAAGAATACAACAAGCAAACTGCTGCGGTTCTTACCTCGGTATTTACCCGCAGAATCCCAACACCTTATAGCTCACCTTACTAGCCATGGCAGCAGCGGAACAGAAAAAGTCCTATGCCGTTATCAAACAGTTTAGAGGGCTAAACACCAAGGCTAACCGTACTGCCATTGACGAGAGCGAGTTTGCTTGGTTAGAAAATGCTCAACCGATTGGCTATGGCAACATAAAGATTACCCCAAATAGCCAAGTTGTTAATAATTCTGTTGGTAATGCGGTAGTTTTTTCCAATACCGTTACCCATTTAACCAATGTCAATATTGGACTAAATGACTATGTTGTAGCTTTTATGCAAGATGGCTCGGCACAGTATTTTAATATCAATACGGACACCTTTGGCAATGTGGCTGCTTCTGGAACTTTTAGCTCTAGCGGTATTAATACTACCCAATGGAATAACGAGCGTATGCTCATCCTTGATCCTACTAAGGGTTACTTTAATTGGGATGGTAATAATGTTGTAACTATCGGTTCTGTTGGATTGATAGGAATTGTTAATCAAGGTTCAGGATATACCGAAGCACCAACAGTCACTATTAGCGCTCCAAACCAAACGGGTGGAGAACAAGCTAACGCTACATCTACCATCTCTACAGGCAATGTAGTTACCTCTGTATCAGTTTCTAATGCTGGTACTGGCTATACCAACGCTGCTAATTTAACCGTTACCTTTAGCGGTGGCGGAGGTGGTACGGGCGCTAATGCGGTAGCCCAATTATTTAACTTTCAAACGGGTACGCTTTCTTTAGTTGTTTCCAATGAAGGATCGGGCTACACCAACGCAGCCAATACGATTGTGACCATTTCAGGCGGTGGAGGTGCGGGAGCTACTGCTGTACCCATTGTCCTAGGCAATGTTGTTACTCAGGTCATTATGACCAACCAAGGATCGGGTTACACCAATGCTGCCAATGTGACAGCCACGGTGTCTGGTGGCGGTGGTAATGGCGCTGTCTTGCAAGCCATTGTCAATTCTGAGCCGAATGTGGGCATAGCGAGCTTCTCAGGGCGTGTTTGGATTGCGGCTGGTCGTTCAGTCTATTACAGCGCTGCGGGATCGTATAGCGACTTTACGAGCGTTTCTGCGGGATCGGTAACCCTGACGGATTCTACGCTGCACGGCAACATTATTCAGTTATTAAGCGCTAACAACTTTTTGTACATTTTTGGTGATAACTCCATTAATGTGTTCTCGGATGTACGGGTAACCAATGCTGGACTTACATTGTTTACCAATACCAATGTG